AAAATGCTTAATCAGATGGAGAAGACTAATATTCTGGGAGCACAGTTGGCAGTATCTCCGCCATTGGAAGTTCCGGATGAGGCATTCCTGCGACCGTTTAATTTTAATCCTCGAGGCATAAATATTAAAAATGCCGGTTATCCTAACGAGCATATCGTGCCTATCAATACAGCGGCGAATGTTCCGTTAGGTTTGGATTATGTAAAATACAAACAAACAAAAGTTGCGCAGGCATTTTACAACGATTTATTTATCCTTATGGAAGCAATCGGCAAGGATATGACTGCGACAGAGGTAAATATCCGCAATAACCAGCGTATGCAATTATTGGGTTCTGCAATCGGCAACATTATGCGTGAGAAATTAAGCCCGACGATTGAGAATGTATATTCTATCGCCGCAAGACTTGATAAGTTACCGCCCTTGCCGCCAGAATTGCAGAATGAGCAATACATAATTGAATATATCTCTCCGCTTGCAAGGGCGCAGAAATCTTTGGAATTGAATAATCTATCACAAGCGATGCAGATTATCGCCTCATTCGGGCAGGTCAATCCTGAAGTTTTTGATAAGATTGATTTTGATGAGTTGGTAGATTATACCGCAGAGATAACTAATATTACTCCGAAGGTAATAAGAGATGATGCGGAAGTTGAGGACATAAGGGCAGGTAGGGCAGAACAGCAAGCGATGGCGCAGCAGATGGAAATGTTAAAGCAAGGAACAGAAACCGTAAAGGTGGGTGCAGAGGCAGACCGAACCATTGCGGAGAGCCAGCAACCAGCAGGAGTTAAATAATGTTTGACTTTGGTAAAGCAGATAAAGAGCAGCGCCAGCAGATAGAAAAACAGATTGCAGAAAACCAGCAACTATATCAGCGCATATTCAATACAGATGATGGGAAAAAAGTTTTAAAAGATTTAGAGAAGCGTTGTTTTATAAACCATACTACTTATAGCGATAATCACGGGCAGATGAGTTTCAATGAAGGCAGGCGCAGTATCTATGTTCATATAAAAAACCTGCTCGAAAAGGATTTAACTAAAATATTGGAAGAATTAACGAAGGAATAAAAATGGAAAATCTTATTAGTGGTAAGCCATATAAGCAATGGTGCAAGGCAAGAGGGATAGATTTTAGAAATCATATATCAAAATTTCCTTTTGTATGTACAAGATTAGGATTGAGATTTAATCCTATAAAGCCGGAGGCGATAAAAATTGTTAAGACTGGCTTTTGGAATAGATTGATTGAGTTTATTAAAAAGATATTTGGAGAACTAAGTCCACAAAGGGCAACTTAGCCCAAAGGAGAATTAAGATGGCAGAGATAGTAATCCCATTTATTGACACAGTAGCAGAGGAATCGAAACCAGCAGTAACGCAATTTATTGCTAACTCAGGTGCGACAACTGAGGAGATAGCAAACTTTAAATCTTTGGATGAGTTTCTTTCAGGATACAAACCAAAGGCGCAAGGCGATTGGACTACATCGCTTGAAGCTGAACACAAAGCATTATTAGGCGTTAAGGGATGGAAGACTCCCGGTGATGCCATAAAAGGATATTCAGAATTGGAGAAACTCGTAGGCCACGAGAAAATCGCAATGCCCAAAAAAGATGCAAACGGCAATTATGAGGCAGGCGAATTGGACAGGGTGATGGCACAGTTAGGCAGACCGAAAGACCCGAAAGAATACAAGCCTTCGGCAAACTTCAAGCTTCCTGATGGTATGGCAATAGATGCAAAGTTTATGGAAGGGTTTAACTCCAGATTGCACAAGGCGGGCTTCCTACCGCACCAATATGCCTTGGTAATGGATGAGCTTGCCTTGGTGCTAAATCAAGGCACACAGGCACAGAAGGACGCAAATGAGAAGGCTTTTAATGAGGCTGCCCTGAATTTAAGGAATAAATTTGGGCTTGCCTATCCTGAAAAGGAAAAACTGGCTAATAATGTATTAAGGACCTTTGCAGACCAAACGCAGGGTGATGCCATTGCCAAGAAGTATGGCAATGACCCGCTTATCATAGAAATACTTGCCAATATAGGCGAAAGCTTGAGCGAGGAAGCCCTGATAAGGACAAATATGTCAGGAACATTGCTTTCGCCAGAGGCAGCAAAGTTGGAAAAAGAAAATATAATGGCTGACTCCAAACATCCATATTATTTAGCAGAACATCCACAACATCAATATTGGGTAAATAAGGTAATGGAATTAAATAAGATGATAATAGGAGAATAATATGGCTAATCATTATATGGGATTAAAATGTAAAGAATGCGGAGAAAAATTTATCTTTGCAAAAAATATGTCCATAGATTATGGTGCCTTTTTTTTATCGATGGATGGAATGAAGCCGTTTTCTGAATTTATTGAGAAACATAGCAGTTATGATGGTTGTAATGAAGATTTTTCTCAACCACCATTTGAATTATTCGTAGAAGACTAGCAATAAACTTAAGAACGGATAAGGTTACTAACCCCTGTTTAAGAGTTGAACAAGCAGTCGGATAACCTCCTCGGAGGCCCGGGATAGAGTAGCAAAGCTCGCAGGCCCGCAAGGATAACCTAAGGCTGAAGCAAGGCTAATAGGCTTAACTTAAAAATGGAGGTTATCTATGGCTGTTGATACTGCATTAGTTCAGCAATACAGCGATAACATTATGTTGCTCACGCAACAGAAGAAATTAGTTGTCGCTCCCACGGTAACCCAGAAACCAAACTGCACCGGAGAAATTTCATTCCAAGACCAGTTGGCCTCTGAGGATGCCGATGAAAAGTTAGCAAGAAACGAAGTTGTAAGAAACACAGACCCTAACTATGCCCGCAGGGCAATCTTCCCACGCTATTTCTACAAAGCACCTTTAGTTGATAATATGGACAAGGTATTATTGGCTAAAGACCCTACCAGTGAAATCGTGCAAAACAACGCCGCAGCATTAGCAAGGGCAAAAGATGAAGTAGTCTGCAACGCCTTCTTTGCCACCGCAAAAGGCGGAAAGACAGGAACTACCGATTACGATTTAGCAGGTTCTCAGTTAATCGCAGCAGGTGCAGCAGGTTTGAATTTGACAAAAATCCGTGCAGCAAAAAAAGTGCTTGATGAGAACGAAGTAGATGCGGACAACAGATATTTTGCCATTTCTGCCGAACAAGTTGAGGACTTGCTTGCCATTACAGAAGTAACCTCTGCTGATTATGCGCAAGTGAAGGCTTTAGTTGCCGGACAACCTGGGACAATCTGCGGGTTCAACTTTGTTCAGACCGAAAGATTGCCGGTTGACGCTGCCGCAGCAAGATATTGCGCAGCATACCATAAGTCAGGTATGGTGCTTGGTATATGGATTGATTTAAAGGCGTCCATTGACATTATGCCGGGCATCCACTTTTCAGCACAGATATATGCAGGGCAATCTTACGGTGCAACAAGGTTAGAGGAAGTAAAGGTAGTCCGCGTAGCTTGCGTGGAATAAGTTAGTTAAATAATCAAAGGAGGTTTCTGATGGCTGTTACATTTTACGGAGTGAACAAAACATTACAGAATACCGGGACAACCGCCAAGATTGAGCCGGAGTTACAGGGCGGAAAGGTGCATTGCCTTATTGATGAATACACCTTTGACACAACTGAGGTAGATACAGATATAATTCAGTTAGGTGGGATGATTTTACCTGCTGAAGCACGTGTTGTGGATTGGAAGATTGACCACGGAGATTTAGCGAATAATAGAACGCTTGCATTTGGAACAGTTGCTTCTGCTGCCGTGTTTATGGCTGCCACTATTTGCGGAGCTGGTGCTGCTAAAAAGAATATGGATAGTAATGGTGTAGCTGCGGCGTGTCCATATGAAATTGCTGCAGGTAATGGGCAGATTCCTTGCTTAACTTTAGGTGGTGGCGCTGCCGCTGCTGTAAAAGTTAAGGTAACCATATTCTATGTTTGCAAAGGCTAAATAAATAATAGTAGGGCGAGGGAAACCTTGCCCTACTATCGAATAGGAGGAAACGATGCAAAAGTTTAGGATTTTACTTTTAACGCTGCTGATGGCATTGCTCATTATTCCTTTAGCCTTCGCTTCTGTGGGGGTAAAGAATGATGGCACTATGCTTGGGGCAGCTACGGATATTAATTTCTCAACTGGATTGACAGCAAGTGGCGAAGGTTCAGAGAAAACCGTTGTAGGAGGCCCGGTAGCAGCATTTACATCAGGAACGGTTGCAGGAGTTACTATAACTGGCTCTACCGCGAATAGTAGCATTATTGGAGGCTCTGTTCCAGCTGCAGGAACATTTACAACATTAACTGGAACTACCGTAAATGCTACCGATATAATTGCAACTACCAGCGTTAGTTCGCCTACTATCACAATGAATACCGGAAACATAGCGACCGCAGATATAAATGGGGGAACTATTGACGGGACAGTAATCGGGGGAGCAACCCCAGCGGCAGGGACATTCACAGATATTAACGCTGATAGCGTTACCTTGTCCACGCCGAACATCGGGACTATCCTATTACCGTTAAATAGTTTCTTGGATACTCTTGGCGCACCGATAACTACTACATCTACTCCTGGACTTGAAATTGATAATCTTATTCCGGATATCGTTTGGGCTGATGGCGAGGTAACTCCGGTTACGGTAACTCTTAAAGTTCCGGACGATTTTCTTGGTGGTGGTAGGTTCAGGTTGTTCTGCGATAGTTCCGATTCAACTACGCCTGCGCAGGTCGATTTTGATGTGTATGTCAATGCACATAATACCACGTGGGATGCCGCAGCAACTGACCAAACACCTGTTGCGCTATCAACCGCCGCAAGCACTCCTTGTATAGTTACACTTACACCAGCAACCGATTTTATTCTTCTTGCCGCTGGCGATGTAGTAACTCTAAGGATATGGAGAGATAATGTTTCGCTCGGCACAGGTGATTTAGAAGTATATTATGCCGAATTTTATTACAGCAGAAAATAAGTGCGAGACTTAAAATTTAAGATTACATCTTGGATAGTATTGGGGGTAGGGATGCTCGGATTTATTCCGGGCTTCCTACCCTTTCGCATTGGCAAGATTATTCTTGTTGAGTGGGCGATATTCTTTGCTATCGCCTTATGGTTTATCAAAAATATCTGGATAAGATTATTTCTGCTTTGGTGCATATTGAGAACAATGATAGGATTAAATCAATTTTCTTTAATTACATTGCACACGGTAGTATTCATCATAGTTTTATTTCAGATATTATCGGATAAATTAAACAAAGATAGAATAAATACAGTCCTAAATATCATCTGCGGGCTTGCCATATTGCAGTCCATTATGGTAATCCTGCAAAGGTTCGGGATATGGTTTATAACTTATCCTAAAGGCATTAATCCTGAAACCGCCCTCAATTTGTTCCCTAGAACTTTATATCCGATATATGTATTCGGATATCAATTTAAAGCTGGATTAGTTGGCTTTCTTGATAATCCCAATATAGCCTCTGCATTCCTTGCGATGTGCTTGCCTGCGTTTTTTAGAAAAAAACAAATGTTATTCATTCCTATAATAATCATAGCGTTGTTCTTTGTTCATTGTTTCGGTGGGATAGTAACCTGCATTTTAACTTCTACAATATTTTTGATAATGAAATTCGGTAGGAAAGGTTTACTATTTTTAATCCCTGTCTTTTTGATATTTGCTGTATATTGTGCGACGAATGAGAATATCCCTAATATTTTAGATTTAAGTAATAGAAAAGCAGTATGGACTTTTCATATAACCAAGTTGATAACTAAGCGACCTATAATCGGCTGGGGCCTGGGACAAGAACAATTCCTTGCACCTATCATAAGAAAAGAAATTAAGCCTGCTGACCCAAGATGGCTTCATTCCCACAATGAACCAATTTCATTGACTACCGAATTAGGATTGATTGGCTTATTTTTTGTATGCGGATATTTTATAACCACATTTTTGAAACTCAAAAAGAACAATTTAATCATTACCTGCGGATTGATAGCGTGCTTAATTGCTTCTTCGTCAATATTCGCAATGCACTCGGCAATAGGTTTACTGCTGATATTCTATATGGCAATGGCTGAAAAAGGAGGATAATCCTATGGCTTCGCAAGTTGAAATCTGTAACTTAGCCCTGCGCAGTTTAGGGGCGGTTAGTATAGCGTCTATTGATGAGGATAGCGAAAATGCCCGGAAGATGGAGGCTGGATACAATATGTATCTGCGCGCATTACTCCGTATGCATCCGTGGAGTTTTGCTAAGAAGGAGGTAGCCTTATCGCAACTTGCCGAGACTCCTATTCTGGAGGATTATACTTATATATATGAGTTGCCGCCTGACTTTGTCCGTCTCAACAAGACAAGTGTTGAACCTGATTATTCGCATAAGATAAAAGGGCGCAGATTATATAGTAATGCAGATGCCGTAAGTATTGAATATGTTTATTTCTGCGAGGATTCGGCACTTTACGATGACGCATTTGTCGAGGCATTTGCGGCGAAGTTGGCGGCTGAACTGGCTTATTCAATCACAAGAGATAAGGATATAGAAAAGTTAAGAAAGCAGGAATTTCAAATAAAATTAAATTATGCTAAAAATATGAACGCCCAAGAAATTACTCCAGATTCTCCGCAACAGGATGAGTGGTTAAATAGTAGATTATAAAATATGAAAACTGATACAATTCTCAATAACTTCGTAGCTGGTGAATTATCTCCCAGATTGGCTGGCAGGAACGACATTACCCAATATTATCAGTCTGCCGCCGAAATCCTCAATATGATTGTGGAATTTTATGGCGGGGCAAAGAAGACGCCCGGAACTTATTTTGTCAATGAAGTCAAAACTTCCTCATTAGCCACAAGGATTATTCGATTTGTATTCTCCGATACCCAAGCCTACATCATAGAATTAGGGAATCTTTACATACGGTTTTATATGGATGACGCAACCACAGGAAAAGGCGGGGCGATACTTGAAACAGGAATAGCTATTACGGGAGCTACCCAAAATGCAGAATGCACTATTACCGCCGCTAATTCATATACCAATGGAGATGAGGTTTATATCTCCGGTGTGGTCGGTATGACGGAATTGAATGAAAGAAGATTTTTGGTATCAGACCGGACTGCGGCCAATTTCAAGATTAAGGATATTGATGGAAATTATATTGATAGCACAGGATATACTGCTTGGGGGGCCGGTGGGACACAAAGGTCAGCAAGAGTTTATACTTTAACTACGACTTACACTACAGCGGATTTATGGAATTTACAATTTTCCCAGACTGCGGATATTTTATATATAACGCTTGGCAAAAGCACTGATGCCGCAAATGGAAGACCGCAGAAAAAACTTACTCGCACAGCACATACTATCTGGACTCTTACAGATATAGATTATTCTACTGACCCTGCTCGGATGGCATTAATGCCCGCCAATGAGTCCGATTTAACAATCTTGCCTTCTGCTCTGGGATTAGATTTTGACCCCACGACATCATATACCGTAGGTCAATATGTTAAGGTTGGTAATTATATATCGCTTAATTGCGGAGGCGCCAAAAGATTATTTGTCAGTGCTCCTTATGGAACAAATACTACTGGAAAAACAGTTGCGGTAGAGATAGCCGGAGGCGATGCACTTGCAGTAACTTATACCGCAGGAGCAATTCTCATTTCTTTAGCCAATGCCACACCAGCAAAAAATGCCGCAAATCTAATTCAAGTCGCATTAAGGGCATCCAGTGCTTTAATCAATAACTGGTATGTTACGGAAAATGCCGCTTACGCTGCCGCAAGACCGACCGCAGGAGTAGCACTTGGTGCAACCGCATTGACTGATTGCGATAAAGGATATCTTTGTATTCTCGACGCCGCAGGTAATGCTACCAATACGGCCTTATTCCCCCCCATAGAAACGACATATTGGTCTGAACAAACAGGAATAGCAATAACATTAACTGCTTCAGCGGCATTATTTGATTTATCCACTCCCTCAAAACATATAGGTTCAATATGGAAAATCGCCTCGGCTAAATCAGTATCAACAACTGCTTGGGCACCAGCAACGGTATATGTTGCGGGAGCCTATATAATCTATGATGACGAAATATATTTTGCTATTGATGCCCATACATCAGGTTCGTCTTTTTCTGTTGACTTGGACGCTGGTCATTGGTCTTTACAGACTTTTTATGTAAAGATTGTTTCTGTTTCAGATTCTACTCACGCCATAGGAAATATTTTATATGATTCAATATTAGAGAATTCGCCTGTTGCTACTGCCAATTGGTCAGAGGGTGCGTGGAGTGCTTATAGAGGGTATCCAAAGTCGGTAACCATTAATGAAGGAAGATTGGAATATGGTTATACTGTCAGTCAACCTCAAACAACTTGGGGTTCTGCGATTGGGGCATATGAAGTATTTGAATTGGGTTCAGATGACGCTGATGCAATAGAATTTACCGCAGACACTAATCAAGTTGAGGTTATAAACTGGTTATTCCCGGCAAACGAGATATTGGTAGGAACTCCAAGCGGCGTATCTGCATTAGGAACAGGAAGCGATACCTTGGCCCTAGCCGCAGATACAGGAAGAATGAAAAAGAAAGTCAGTTACGGGGCATCATCAATACTGCCACAAATTATAGGAAATTTTGTTTTCTATTGGCAGAAATATAATAGGATATTAAGGGAATATGGCATAAGTGCAGATACCCTTGATTATGAAGCAAAGGATGCGACAGCATTCGCAGACCATATTTCAGAAGGCGGAATTGTAGATATGGCTTACCAGCAATCTCCGCTTAATATCTTGTGGTGCGTCAGGACAGATGGGAAACTTGCCGTATTCACCCGACAGATAGAACAAAAAGTATCGGCTTGGACTTTGCACGATACGCAAGGATTTTATGAAAGCGTTGCGGTAATTCCCAAAGAAAGTTACGATGAGGTATGGTTTGTAGTAAGGAGAACGATAAATGGTGTAACGAGGCGCTACATAGAATATATGGTTGCGCCTGAATTTGATGACCAAGAGGATGCCTTCTTTGTGCATAGTGGATTAACCCTCGATGTGCCTTATGCAATTACAGGAATAACAGCAACCAATCCGCCGGTTGTAAGTTGTGTAAATAGTCTTGCCGACGGAGATATTATAAAAATCAGGGGTGTTTTGGGGATGACAGAGGTAAATTATAAAAAATTCATCGTCGCAAATAGGGCGGCAGGAAGTTTTACCTTGCAGGATTTGGATTCTGTTGATATAGACGCTACTGCATATACGACCTATATATCTGGCGGAGAGGCGCGGGAATGCGTATCTACTATCTCAGGCTTAGACCATTTGGAAGGAAAGACCGTGCAAGTATTGGCGGATGGCGCAAGTCATCCCGATAGGGTTGTAACGAGTGGCGCGATAACTTTGGACGATACTTATTCGCAAGTTACGGCAGGGTTAGGATATACTGCAAGACTAAAGACAAATGACTTAGAACCTGCCCCCGGAAGAATATCCGCACAGGGCAAAATCAAGCGAGTGGCTAATGTCCTCATTAATCTTCTTGAAAGTTTAGGGTGCAAAGTCGGAACAGCATTACAAATGGACGAAGTCATATTTAGAACTTCCGCAATGCCTACAGACCAAGCACCTTCATTATTCACGGGAATAAAAGAAGTACCATTTCCAAGTGGATGGGATAGAGAAAAGCAAGTTATTATTTCGCAAGAACAACCGCTACCTTTGCATATAAGAAGCATAATTTTAGAAATGGAGACAAGCTAAATGGCAGACTTTATGAGCAGAGGTCTTGAAAAAATAGAGACTGGAACATCCGGCATTAAGGCAGTCGGCTCAACTCCGGATATAAATGCAGGTGCAGGCTTAATCGCCTCGGGCGTAATAAGCGGACTTACTGATATAGCCACAGGATTTATAAATGCCGGAAGAATAAAAAATACATATGCCTTCAATAAGAGGATGGCAGAACTTCAGGGCAGGATGACCCGGCTTTCTGCTGATGTGGAGATAAAAAATATCCGCAAGAAAGCACAGGATTTATTTGGTTATCAACGTGCCGCATACGCAAAGGCAGGGGTGAAGATGGCGGGAAGCCCGGCAGAAGTAATGATGGAAAGTTTAAGGGAATCCGAATTAGATGCAATTTATTTGGATATTTCGGCGACCTACAATGTAGGGCTTACCGAAACTCAAGCAGGAATTTATGGAATGGCAGCCAAGTCGGCTCAGTATGATGCTCTGCAAAATGCTTTCAAGTCGATATTGCAGATGGGTATAAAGAAATATACGAGAGGATAATATGCCACCAATTCCAAGTTATGAGAGTCAGGGCGGAATAAAAGTAGCCGGGACTCCCGAAATGTCTCTTGCGCCCATACAAAAGTCGGAGAGGGCGCAGGCAGGTGTAATAGGTGCTATTGAAGACGTGGAAGATGTATTGGTAAAGGTGAGGGATTTCAGGCAGACTACAGAAGCACAGAATTATGCCTTTGAGAAATTAAATGCCATTAAATCTCTCGCTGACCAAGAGACTGATTTTGACTCAACTAAATATGAGGTCGAAGTCGATAAGGTAGGGCTTGAGGCAGCAAAGACTATTACAGGACAACTTGCCAAAGAGGAATTTTTGGCAGGATTTCAAAGACAGGCGACGGCAACAAAATGGGGAATAAGGAACGATTTTAGAGTTAGAGAATTAAAATCTATTGATGCCTCAATAGACTATCAGGGTCAGCAGATAATAGATAATTATGGTGGGATGAATGATGCCGACAGGATAACCAGTGTTGCTAATTTCCGCAGGTCTTTAGAGAGTGGAGTAAGGATAGGACTCTATAATCAGGCGGTTGCCAATATTAAGTATGCAAAATTTCAGAAAGACGTAATTAAGGGGAGCGTCGATTATGGCATCCTTAGCGACCCGCAAACGACTTTAACCGAACTTCAAAAAGGAAATGATGGTGCATACCCAGGATTAACGCAAACCGAACGGGTCAATTTTATCAAAGAAGCGGAAACGAAAATCGAAAAACTTAAAAATCAACAGACAGAAGCCATTGCCATTGCTACAAATAAAAGGGAATCTGACTTAATAGATATGAAAATTGCAGGAACGC